CAAAGGCTGTTGCAGAAATCAATGCAAAGGCAGAAAAAGACAAGGCAGACAATGTTAAATACCTTGAAGCCTTCAAAGAAGCTGTTACAGACAACAAAGAAAACTTTGTAAAAGAAACACCTGTAACAATCGTTAACCAGATGGTTGCTTCCGCAGCCGCTGCTATGGGTGCAAAAGGCGCTCACAATGTTGTACAGGTTTCTAACGAAGAAATCCTTGCACAGGCTAAAAAAGACTTCCCTTACTCAAAGGGTCTTCACAAAGTTCTTGAACAGAAAAAGCAGCTCAACGCTGGCACACCTTCAGAAGGTGGCTTCACTGTTCCTCTTGCTTTCAGCGGAGAATATATCGATGCTCTGACAGCAAACACTCTGATTGACAAGCTCGGAATTAGAAAAGTCCCACTCATCCACGGAAACCTTTCAATTCCTCGCATGGACTCAACCTCTGCTGTATCATGGGTTGGAGAAATCTCACAGGGTGGAAAAACACAGCCTACATTCGGTGAAGTAAACATGAGAGCAAAAAAGCTCAAGGCTATCACCGCAATTTCAAACACACTTCTTAACGAAAGTGGTGTAAACCTCGAAGGTTGGATCTCTGAAGACCTTATGAGAAAGACTCGCATCGCTCTTGACAGCGCTATGCTCAACGGAACAGGCACACTGTATCAGCCACTCGGACTTGCTAACAATGCAGATGTACAGGTAACAGGTTCAAGCTCAACAGCATTGGCTCTTACAACTCCTAACGACATGGTAGCACTTTTGCAGCAGGCCAATGTAAAACTTGAAAATGTACACTGGCTCTTGAACCCTATCGGGGAATCTTGGCTCCGTAACAAGGCATTTACATCTGGTCCATTCGCTTGGTCTGATGAAATGGCTCGCACAGGAAAACTCCGTGGATTTGACTTCCACAGTTCTTCTACTGTTGCATACACTCCTGCTGCTTCTCCGGCAGAAGCTTATGCAGACTTCTGGCTTGGTGACTTCTCAGAAATGATGTTCGGCGTTGCTCGTGACATTACAATTGAAATCAGCAAGGAAGGAAGCTTCACAGACAACGGCGCAACAATCAGCGCATTTGACCAGGATTTGACACTTATTCGTCTTATCACTGAATGCGACTTTGCTTGTCGTCAGCCAAAAGCATTTGTTCACGGAACATTTGCAGAAAAATAAACTCTAGGGGGAGAGGGGAAGTTCCCCACTCCCTTTAGTAAAGGAGTAAAAAAATGACAAGAAGTAAACTTCTTTCACAGGTTAAAGTTATTGCAGACGGAAAAACAGCATTTGCTAAAGGTTCTGCTGCTACAGCTATTGTAGTTGCTGACGGAGCTGGAAAACTCCAGACTTCTAACGCTTCTGCTGGTACATACGCAGATTATGCCGTACTTGTTGACGGTGTAAATGAAATCAACCTTGAAGGCGCTAACGCTTATCTCAAGGTTATCACATCAACTTCAGCTGTTGCTGTACTTGGTGACTTTGGCGTAGACCCAGTTTCAAACTCATAAATAAAAGGTGGCGATTAATGGCACTCTGCAATTTATCCGATGTAAAAACAATGCTTAATATTCCTCTTACAGACACTACCAGCGACGATAAACTAGCCTTGTATATCAAGCAGGTATCAAGTCAGATAGAGTCATATATTGGCTACAAGCTCAAAAGAGCAGAATATACAGAAGAGTTGCAGGCTGTTAATTGCCGTCAGGTTATTAATCTTAATCACTTCCCTATTCAGTCAGTGGCAAGCGTTACGGCTAATGGGGAAGCGGTTACTGATTACAAGATTTTACCAAAATATGCAAGGTTTGGCGGTCTGTATCGTGGTGACGGCTGGACCGGAACTTTATACACTCAAGGCTTTACCCATGATGTAATAAGTGGAGCGTGGGAAATTGCCGTAACTTATACGGCTGGCTATTATTTGCCGGGCGATGAAGGATACACAGAAGGAGCAGAAGACAGTCTTCCTTATGATATTTCTGCTGCCTGTTGTCAGATGGTATGTTTGCGTTATATGTATGACGCTCAGGGCGCTACAGGTCTTAAAGCTCATACAGAGGGCGGAATAAGTGACACATACGGCGACAGCGCTAACGAGGCAGGGCTCACCGATAGCGTAAAGCGGGCTTTATCTAAATATGTTTTCTATGGAGTTGCTTAATGGTTAAATATTTTAATGCAACGGTAGAAATCTGGGAAGAAAAATCCACTGTAAATGAAGAAGGCGATAAGATACTGGATTATGTGCTTGTCGATAGTGTACGGGGCGATGTTCAGCCGCATACACTTACAGAGGATGAAGTTAGTCTTTACGGAATTAATACCAAAAAGGCTAATGTGAAAAAGTTCTTTTTTAAGGGCAAGAATAAAAACATTAAAAATGGAAACAGGGCGGTTGTAAGTAGTGAGTACACGGAAGCAACCGATATATATACAATAATGCCGGTGAACGCATGGGAACGACACGGGGAGTGTCTTCTTGTTCCGGTGGAGAATGAATAGTTATATAGGGTGGTTATGGAAGACGATTTTAGCAAGCAGATAAAAACTTTAACCATGTATTTTGAAAAGGAAGCAAAAGAAATACAGGCTAAAGGAAAGAAGTTTGTGACAGTTGCCTGCGCTGAGGTTGAACGACAGGCGAAGACCTTAATGCGAGATGCCACTGTAGACCCTAATAAGACTTACGGCAAGCGTGGCCATCATCCCAGCGTACCGGGCAGCGCACCTGCCCCGGACAGTGGGGAACTCATGCGGAGCGTTACGCATGAGGTAACTGTGGAAAACGGGGAAGTAGTCGGGAAGGTTGGTTCTATACTAAGGAATCCTGACTATCCTAAGTTTTTGGAGTTTGGAACAAGCAAAATGAAGCCTAGACCGTGGCTCAGTGCAGCTTTAGAGAAAAGCCAGAACTTCATGGTGCAGGCATTTCAGTCGATAATGGGAGGTAAAAAATAATGCTTAATATGAAAAAATATTATCAGTCGTTGCTTAGTTCCTCTCAAGAGCTTGCAGAGGCACTTGGCGCTAATGGTGAGATATTATCGGCTTACCCTGACGAGGTTACAAAGTTCCCTGTCGTTATTTATGAAGATAATAACCAAAGGGATATAGAATACAGTGACAATTTACCGTGGGGAACGGGTGCGAGTGTCCGTATTCACATATTTACTAAAGCGGTGGCAGGGTTCCCTACTACTTACGCTTTAGGAAGAATTATTGCCGATTTGTTCCGGGCAGATTACTGGAACTGTGGCATTAATACAGAATTGTCAGAAAATGACAATATTAAACATAGGGTTATGGATTTTAGCAGGGAGTTTTACTCCCGTTAAAATATAAAATTACTTAAAGAGGTAAAAATATGGCTAATGAGAATCCTAGAATAGGTCTTGATCATGTTGTAATCGCAAGACTTATCAGTGATGACAAGAACGGTGTAGTATATGACACACCAATTGCAATTCCTGGCGCAGTAAATGCGACAGTAAACCCTAACTCTGATGTAGCAGTAGATTACGCTGATAACGGCGCATTCTTTGCTATGAACAACAGAGCAAACACAGAACTTGCACTTGAACTGACTAATCTTGATCCTGCAACACGGGCATTAATGTTAGGACAGAAAAGAGTGGGTGGTGTTACCGTTGAAACATCAATGGACTCAGCTCCATACTTTGCTATGGGCTTTAGAGTTTGGATTGGTGGAACAGACGCAAACGGCAACAAGATCTACGAGTTTATGTGGCTTGCTAAAGGTAAGTTCTCAGTACCAGAGTCAGGCGCAGAAACAAAGAAAGACAGCGTAAACTTCCAGCATACAAACATGACTGGTCAGTTCATGTCTACAATCTTCGTTCCAGCAGGTCAGGACAGTGGTACAATCTGCACACACTGCCGCACAGACTCAGCTCCTGCATCTGTAACTTCAACATGGTTCGACGCTCCAGTAATCAGTCTTGGCGCACAGGCTAACACAATCACAGTTGCAAGCGCTGCCGCTTCTGCTGGTGTAATGACTATCACATTCAGCGCAACAAGTGCAACAACGATTGCAGAGGCTACCGCTAATGCAGTAAACATTACAGTTCTTGACGATAACAATGCTGTTATCCCTGGTACATTCGCTATCGGAACATCTGGAAGCGTAAGCCCTACTGTAATCTTCACCGCAGACGATGACACAGTAACATTCGGCACTGTAGTTGTAGGCGCTGGAGTAAAAGATATTTACAATATCGCAGTAACTCCAAAAGTTCAAACAGTAGCATAAAAAAAATTAAAAACTCCATAAAGCCGGGTGTCATAAGATGCCCGGCTTTTTTTTATTTAACTATAAGAGGTTTTTTGACAAATAAAGCAAATTGTATTAATATAAGGTAAATTAAATTAAAGCGAGGAACAAAGATGGAACTTGAAAAAGTTGAAAAGACAGAGGCTAGTCTTGTAATTAAAGGAAAAAACAGAAAAATTAAATACGGTTTTTCTGCATGGGCGCAGCTTGAAAAAAAGTACGGGGGAATTAAAAATCTGAACTTACTTGAAGAAGACATTCAGAGTCACCCGTTTGAAACTATCCCATTTCTTTTGTGGATTGGACTTCAGGACAAGGAAGGATTAAAAGAAGAAAACTTCCTTGATGAATACGGCATGGAAGATATGCAGTCAATCAGTGAAGTATTGTTTAAGGCGCTGTACGGGGCTCTGCCTAAGGATGCAGAAGAAAAAAAAGCAGAGGGGAGCCAATAGAAGAACTCCCCTATACTTATCTTTTATGTGAAAGTTTATCTAGTCTTGGTCAGACAGAAGACTGGTTCTGGCAGACTGAGCCTAGAATAGTATTTTCACTTGTAGAGCAGAAACGGAAATTAAAGCAAATAGAACAGAAAAACCTTGCTGCCTATATTGCTTGCTGCGTATGGGGAAAAGACCCGTCAGAAATAGACGGCACAAATATAGACGAAAAAGTTCCGGGCAGAGATATTCCTGTAGACCCGGAGCTTTTAAGAGGTTTTTATGGCTGATTTTAGTTTAGTTGCAGAATTAAAAGCAAATACAAGTAATTTCATTAGTGGCATAAAAAAAGGCGAGGAATCCCTAAAGGGCTTTGGCGGTATCGTTGATAAGATACTGGGCCCTAAGGGTAAACTTGTCATGGCTATTGCCACCGCTACCACCGCCGCCTTAAAACTTGGTCAGAGTATGAACAAGGCTATGGCAGAAGTTGCAAAAGGGACAGGGGCAACGGGTAAAGAGCTTGAAAAGTTTAGAGGCACTTTAGATCAAGTTCTTGAAAAAGGAGTTAATTCTTCAACTAAAGAAATAGCCAAAGTTATGGCAGATGTTAATACCCGGTTTAAATTGACCGGGGAAGAACTTGCTAATTTAACGGTTGATTTTGATAAGTTCGCAACGGCAACAGGAGTAGATGTTAAAAACTCGGTTGAAAAGGTTGCAGATGTTCTTGCAAAATGGAACATAGAAACAGAAGACGCTACAGGGCTCATGGACCAGCTGACAGTCGCAAGCCAGGAAACTGGTGTAAGTGTAGATAACCTGCTTGGAGAATTAAAAACTGGACAGGCAATATTCAGTCAGTTAGGCATGAGCGCTACTGATACAATCGCATACTTAGGAACTCTTAAAGAAAACGGTATCGACTCCAGTGTAGCACTTACGGGGCTTAGAACAGCGCTTGCTAAATGGAGTCAGGAAGGCAAGAACGCACAGCAGGAGTTTAAGCTCGTAGCGGAAAAAATAAAAAACGCAAAAACAGAAACAGAAGCTCTTAATATATCAGTTGCTAATTTTGGCGCAAGAAGCGGCGCTGAAATGGTAAAAGTTCTAAGGAACTCTGCAAATAGCGCTGATGAACTCAAAGATAAATTAATCGCAGCCGGTGGAGCGGTAGAGCGCACGGCAGAAGCAACAAGGACAAGCAAGGAAGCATTTAAGGGCTTGGGCGACACTCTTAAAGCATCCTTTAGCGGTCTTTTTGTAGGACTTGATAATTTATTTAAGGGGCTTGCTGACTCTCTTAATAATCTGTTTAGGATATTAAATCCTCTTATTGAACCGTTATTTAATGCAGTTAAAGATATTTTGACTATGGTTGGAAATGTTCTTTCCAATCTTACATCAGAAATTAAAAATTATGTAACAGAATATTCTGTCGCTTTTAATTCTATTGTAGCAGCTACAAACAGCGCCTACCAGTTTATTCATGGCATTATGGGCTATCTTGAAGAATCTTTTGGGACTGTATTCGGTTTTATTTTCTCACTTCTTGAAGGCCGTTTCGGTCTTGCTTGGGAATATCTGAAGAAAAATCTTTTAATAAATGTAAAGTTCATTCTTGATATTGTAAGTAAGCTGGTTAATGCTGTAAAAGACCAGTTAAACACATTAATTGAAAAAGGCATAAATCCAATTATTGAAAAAATAAACTGGGCTCAGGAAAAACTCGGCAAGAAAAAGACTGAAAAATTATCGCTTATTGAAAATTTTGACCTTGCTGGAATAACTGGAATTGATAAAAAAATTGAAGATGTTACAAAGAAAATTGAAACTTTAAGCGGTAAAAGCAAAAAGAAAATTGTAGGTGATCTTGGAGCCGTTAATACAGAGTTCGATGATATTTCTGTAAGTGTTCAGGGAGAAGTTGAGAAAACTGGGAAAAAGGCAGAAGAAGAGGAAGAGGAAGCTAAGAAAAAAGCTCTTGAAACTGCCCGTATAATCGCCAATGGCTTCAATAACGCTCTTAAAGGCATCGCAAAAGGATTTGCGACAGCATTTAAGACAATCGGAAATATTATCTCTAAGATAGGCTCTCTGACTGTTAAAGCCGTAAAAGGTCTGATGAGCTTATGCGATAAAATAATTGATTTTTCAGTGTCTGACTCTTTAGATGCTTTATTGAAGTTTGAAGACGGCATACTGACATTTTTTGTCGAGGTTCTTCCACAGTTACCGGGCTTTTTAAGGTCTGCCCTTCAGAGCATTTCTGTCATGTTATCGCAAATATCTGGAAGGATAGGAAGCCTTGGGGATATTTTCGAGGATATGCTTAAAACCGTAATAACTGCCGCTCCTGCTATCTTCAGCGATATTGTTAATATCTTGTCGGGCATATTTACTCAGATGGTAACGGCTATCGGCAATAATGCAGATGAGATAGTAAATGCTTTTGGCTCAATGTTCTTTATGGTTGCGGAAGCGCTGCCCGATATTATTAATACATTATTTGATACTATCGGTAAGTTATTGGCAGGTCTTGGAGATTATCTTACCAGCAATCAGCAAAGACTAGAAGATGATTTGAAAAATATTGTAGATTCTATTGTCAAAGGAATAACAAAATTCATTGAAAGTGGTGGTCTTAAAAAATTATTAGATGGACTTATTGCTGTTCAACAAGCTATAGAAAATGCTGTCGCAGATAATATTGACGAAATTGCAGATTTCATTGAAGAAGCGCTTCCTGATATAGCAGAGTTCTTAGAAAACTCTATTGTATCAGCAAGTAAAACACTTGGAAAAATTGCTCCTAGACTTCTTAAAGCTCTTGGCGGAATTATCGGAACTATATTTGCAGTCGCTTTTGACCCTGATGTTATTGAAAGTAGTTTTGACGCAATAGAAGGAATAATAAGCGGACTTATTCAGGCAATAGTTAATTTTGTAGTCAAAATTATACCTGCTCTTATTGAAGGTATAGTAAGAGCTCCGCAAGCAATTCCAAAATTAATCATGGGAATTATCGGCGGACTTATTGACGGATTAACAAGCGTAAATTGGCTGGATGTTGTCAAATCTGTTTTCGAAGGATTTATTAATGGTTTCAAAGAATTGTTTGGTATTCATTCACCTTCCACAGTGTTTGAAGGTTTTGGAAATAATATTACAGAAGGGTTAGAAATTGGACTTAAAGGATTTACGGAAGTTCTTGAAGTTCTATTGGAGCCATTGGAAACTGTTGTTAATAATCTCACTGATTTCAGCAAAACTGGTGAAGGTTTTGAAAAAATGTTCAACGGAATTGCCAATATTGTTAAGATTTCAGGAAAAGTTATTATTGGAGTTCTGGGTGGTGTTGTTCAAGCTATGGCTGATGTTCATAACGAATTGCGTGACATTATTAAATCCGTCACAGAAATTAAAGTATGGACACCTTGGAAGACATACAAAATTGGCGGAGTAGATATTGGAAAAGTTACTGCTCCCGATATTTCAAAATATGTAAGTATTATCGACGCTCTTGCTGATGGAACTGACAATGCTAGAAAAGGATTAACTCTTGTCGGTGAAGCAGGCCCTGAGCTTGTGAACTTCCGTGGCGGTGAGCAGGTGCTCAACAATCACAATACTCAGAAAGCGCTTGATAATATGGGTGGAAGCACTAATAATTTCAACGTTACATTTAATAACTTACAGGATACAAGTGCTTTCACTATGTTGCAACAGCTTAAAGCATACAATAGGCAGATGGCAATAAATGGGATTTTATAAGGAGATAGAAAAATGCAGAGATTAATATTTGTAAATGGAAATGAAGTTGAAATAAACCTGACTTCAGGAAATTACGGCATTATAGAGTGGAGTGGATTTAGTAGTGCTGACCTTAATATTCAAAGTCAGCAGGTGCCATTTCAGGACGGCGCTGTTTTCCTTGATGCCTTATATAATCCTAGAGAATTGACAATTAGATTAGCAATTAACGATAATAACAATCTGGAAAAAAGATATGAATTAAAAAGAGAATTAATTGCTGTGATGAATGCAAAACTCGGTGAAGGCTATTTGTATTATAAGAATGATTTCATTGAAAAAAGAATAAAAGTTATTCCCCAGCTTCCAATATTCGAAAATAAGAATAGTAATGATGCAGGGACTTTGAAAGCTTCATTGAGTTGGACTGCTCCTGAGTTCTACTGGGAAGATGTTGAAGAAACGCTGGTTAATCTTCCAATTCTTACTAATGTAGAAATTGAAAATGAGGGGGATATTCCTTGTTCTGTTGATGTGGAACTAGATACTTGGAATTGTAAAAATCTTACAATTAGAAATAGCGCTAATGATAAAAAAATCGAATTGAAAAATATTCAAGATTTTGTACGAGTTTTTATAAAAACCGGAGCAGGTGGAAAATCTGTGATTGCTGAAAATATGGATTTTGAATTCAAGACTTTCGCCGGAGGTTATGAGTCACAAATTTCTTACAAAATTATTGAAGCCGAGAATAAATTGATTGCGGTTTGTCCTTTGGGAATTATTTTTACAAGCGAGAATGGCGAAAATTGGAAAGGGGAAAATTCCGGCGTTTCAACGGATTTATATAATATTTGCTATGCAAAAAATAAAAGTTTGTTTGTAGTTGTTGGAGCAGATGGCGTTATTCTTACAAGTCCAGACGCTATAACTTGGACTTCAAGAACAAGCGGAATTTCGGAAGATTTGAAAGCGGTTCGCTATTCTGAAGATATGAACTTGTTTGTAATTGGTGGTGATAACGGCGTTATTCTTACAAGTCCAGACGCTATAACTTGGACTTCAAGAACTCCTCTCAGTTTCAATATTAAAAATATTTGCTGTTCTAGCGATTTATTTGTGGCAGTTGGAACCGGCGGAAATATATCAGCGAGTAACAATGGAACATCTTGGACGAGTAAGACAAGTGGCGTCTCAACAGATTTGAACGATATTTGCTATTCTGAAGATAAAGCCTTGTTTATTGCGGTGGGCGCCGGTGGAGTAGTTTTAACGAGCTTAAATGCCACAGATTGGATTTCAAGAACAACTGGGTATACCACCGATTTGAACGCGATTATTTACGCGAAAGAATTGGAAAATTTTTATGCCGTTGGTGTACCTACTAAAATTGATTATGACTATGTTATGGTGCTAATTAGTTCAGATGGAATTTTTTGGAATAAAAAAAGTTCCAGAATTTGGGCGCCTGGAACTTTTTATGGAATTGTTTATTTTTCAAAAATTGGCTATTTCTTTCTTCTTGCTGAAAGGTCAATAGACAAAACTATAGATTTCAATGATTATAAATTTTATCTGTCAATAAGTTTAAACTATGGACAAATTTCGACTATGTGCTATTCAAAAAAACATAATCTTTTTGTTGCCGGTGGCCCAATGCATACTTTCCATGGCTTATGTATTTTCAGTTCAGACGGAGTAAATTGGAATCGTTCAGATTTAGACGGTATGGGCGAAACTTATATGATTTGCTATATAGAGGATAAAGAGTTGTTTTTTGCGATGATGGATGAAGGTTTTTCAATTTCTTCTGACGCTATTCGCTGGGAAAGAAAAAACATTGTTGATTCTTGGGCGTTGACAAGCATCTGTTATTCTAAAAAACATAATTTATTTGTTATAACTGATGCTAGGTTTCGTTCTTTTTATTATGGAAGTGATTTGGAAAATTGGACTAAGGTTGAAACAGATTTGTCCTCTAATGGTAGTTTATCAAAAGTAATTTATTCTGACAAAAAAGAATTATTTTTTGCGTTGGGAAAAGATGAAATTGAAACAGAAGATTATGAACCGGAAAACCGTCCGTATATTTTTATTAGTTCAAATGGAACATCTTGGACTAAACATATGGTTTTAGACCAGAATGTTTATCCTACAGATATAGCTTGTTCTGATGATTTACTCGTGGTAATAGGTTATTATCAAGAGCGC